TATCTTATTTCTCAAAACGCAGAATTAAAAAACTTATCACAAAGTGGAGCTTCAGAATACCTTATTACAACACAAGTAGAAGAAGCTGTCAAGCTAAAACCTGATTTGATTGTAGTAGGACACACAAATGAATATCGTTGGCAGATCTGGGATTTTAGAAATAATTGTACGCAGGGTTTTATAGTAGCTAATCATGTTCTACAAAATGAAAAATATTATCGTAATTGGATACTCTCAGAACAAATACTAGGTAATAGACGTAAAAACACAAAAGAACATCAAGCTGCTTGGCATGCTGCTGGAATGTTGTATTTTTCTGAAGAAAAACTTGTCCAACAACTCTGGAGTGGAGCAGTTTCAAAACAAATTATATTAGCACAAAAAGCTAGTATACCAATGATTCATCACTGCTGTTTTGGGCATCTTCAACCACTAATTGAAGAACTTACTGACGATTATGTAAAGTTTCATTTAGACAATGAAAAACATAAAGACCCTGCACCAGATCGATCTCATGCAGGGTCAAGCTCTCATTTAAAATTAGCTAAGATGATTATGAACAAGCATCAACAAATTCTTTGATCTCTTCCCACTTCTCTTCTTCTTCATCTAAGTTTTGCTTGCGAATAATAGAAGCTACTTTAGTTATAGTTGCAACTGGTAATCCATATTCAGTTTTAATATCTTTTTTAAGAGAAGCGATCTGCTCTCTAATAGCTTCTGCCTGTACCATTAGATCAACGATACGCGAAATTTCTTGTTTTAGTTCTGATTTAAGTGCTGCTTCCATTATTTTCCCTCATTTGTTGTCTTATTTTGGTTGCTGATATGTTTTCTGTTTCTTCGTCTAAATGATGTTGAGTAAATGAATAACCAACATCTCTTCCATAAGATATGTCTACTATATTTGGTACTTTAGAAACTACGTAGTCATCTCCCATTTCAAAACCTGCTTGCTGAAGTGAGTTAATTATAGTTGCTACAACTTGTCCGTGTGTAAAAGGATTTTTATTAGAGTGTGGCATATCTCTTATCATGATTATAACTTGTCCTGTTTTTTCATGCGCTTTTGTAAAAAGAGCTGTATGTCCTTCGTGCCAGGGTTGAAAGCGTCCTAACATTTGGACTGTTGGTTCAGTATAGTTAAAACTCATTTTATTTGTATTCTATTATCATTTACACCATCCATTCTTGGATAGTTTTGGTATAACTTATTTCTTTTTGCTTCCCAATGTTCTAACATCTTTGATAATTGTAAATGTGTATCATTAAACCATTTTGCTACATGATAATCGTATTTCTCAGGTTTTTGAAACATTTTATTTGTATCTTCAAATCTACTTTCTTGTATAGTGTCCATCCATACATAATAGTCAGCTTCAAATATATCTCTAAGATAATTAGTAGGACACACAAAATCAACTACAGCAATCTTTCCAGCCATAACTACACCGTCTGCTAAATACTTCATTCTTAGCATTTGTTTTAAACGACCCTTAAAGCTAAAGTCTTTATCGTTATATTTTTCTCTAACTTGATCGCCGTTAATCCAGATACCATCTATCTCTTTAGCAAAAGGCTCAGCAAGAGTAGTTTTACCTGATCCTGGAAGTCCAAATATTAATATTTTCATTTATCAAGCACATCTAATGTTACAGTATAGTGCATTCTCTCATCATACATTTCACAAGCTTCTTGACCTGCTTCATCTGCTTTTTCTTTTGTTGAATATATACCAACATACTTATACGGTTCAGAAGTTTCTAAATTAGTCATGTGAACAATAAAAAAATTAGTCATAGCGAATGAATAACTGTAAAAGTTTCTCTGACCTTTTCAGGACGTTTTCTAATCTTTTTATTTTCAATTAGATAATCAATAACATCCTCAAACATTTGTTGACTAACATCAGAGCTGCTATCTGCATTATCATTAACAGATAGCCTATCTATTACTAACTTCTGATGAACCATGTTCAAAGCAGTTACTATATTAGCGCTACCAATCACACGAGTTCCTGCATAATCACCGTCAAGCCGTTCTTCTACAAGTTCCCAAGTGTCATTTTCCCACAGTTCTCCAGAGTCATCATCATACACCTCTATAGGCATAGAGCTTAAAATATTCCAAACGATGTTTGTAGCTTTTTCTAGTTGCATCTCTATCTCCTTACAGTCGAAAGCACACACGCTTCGCGTGAATCTAAAATGCGAGCCAGTCGTCGCGATGTGGTTGATGATAGAACCAGGCTAGTGAGACTGAAACGGCAGACGGATTTTTAGACTGAATAGCGCTTTCAAACTCACGTTTGAAGGCTAACCAAGGGTTACGAAAAGTGTGAACAGGCTTGATTTCAGCTTGATTAATCTGGTTCCAGTGAGTACAACGCTTTGCATAAGCTGCTTCAGCATTGAGTGTACGTGATGTCTCTCCGAGACGCGGTTTAAGTAGTGTATATAACTCTGTAAAAGCTTCGCTTTTTTCGCTATCACTCATCTGTGAAATGCTGATGCGACGTGCGTTCCTGACTAGATCTCGATAAGCATTCTTCGATGCAAGTTTAAAAAACATTATTACCTCTTATTAATAGCATGGTTTATGGGCAGGGTCAAAGATTAAATTGTACGAATAATTTTAATCTAAAATTGTTTCAATAAGTTTTGGGGGAATAAACGCTTTATCTTTTTTCCAAAACTCACGCATATCATAGTATCGCTTGCTTTGAAGAGAGATCCAATATGCATTTACACGGCGAGCAGCTGCGTCAAATTCTTCAAAAAATGGTGCAGTGTCTATATTAATACGCTCACGAGCTTCTTCAAACCACTCATGCGCTTTCCAGGGATTCCAACGTGCAACATTTTCCGCTTCGCTAATTGTGCGTCTAACATTCCAAGTGCTGTATCCGACAGCTGTTCCGAACGGTAGTGGTTTTGCTTTAACCATTAACTGCTACCTCCATTAGGTGATTATAGTGATCTGCAATGTCTACAACAAATCGAGCTGCAAAGAACTCACCGTGTGAATCTTGCAACTGTAGATATTCGTCTAAAACATCGTATTGGTTGTTAACACGTAGCAGTGTTAGTGCCTCTGATAGAGAAGGTCGCTTATGCATAAATGCTCCTTGTGATTAAATATACTGTATAATAATAGAATTTAAACCAGAACGCAAGACACATATACATTTTTATTGACATGTAATTGCAAATGCATTAATATTTTATCATGTATGTAACAGATAAAGAACTAAAATTTCAACTTCGCGAACAACAGTCTTCACTGCACGAACTTGCTACAGACCTTGGAGGAGATATTCGATATCTTCATGGAGAGATTTCTGAACTGCGAGATACAGTAAAACTGCTACAAGAAGAGATTATATCACTGAGAGGACTGATTAATGGCTCATAAACTTGTTGGCTTTGCGCCTTCTACAAACTCATCTTTAACAGAATATATCAAACTTCAGCTTCAAGCAATAGATAATGAGTTTAGTGATCTAACAACAGAGTTTGCAGATGAAAATGATTCTCGCCTTACACGATATTGTAATGTTCCAGATCAACTGCCTGTGCTGATGCTGTTTAAAAATGACGCTCGAAAAGCGCATGTACATGCTAAATACTCACTATCAGACGCAATAGACTGGGTACGAAGACGCAAAGGATGAAGATCAACTTTTGCGGTGATTCATTTTGTCGTAGTGATAAGCCACACTCATGGACAACTCTACTAGCTAGACACTTAAACGCAGATATTATAGGGCTTGGAAAAGACGGAACAGCTCATGAGCATGCTTTTCGTACCTTTAATCACAAATCAGACTATACAATCTTTTGTTGGACTGAGCCACATCGACTATACCATCCAGTATACTCAATCAATATGGCAAAGTGTGAAGATTATAAAGATTCAGATCCAGTCTACGCAGCAGGACATGACTACTACAAACATATTCACGATTGGGACTATATGACTGAATTACAAAATAGAGAGTTTTACTGGTTTGATAACGAAATACTAAGTAATTACTCAGGGTCAATAGTTCACTTATATAGTTTTTATACTCCTACTTATAAGTTTAGACACGGACACGATACTAGACTCACACTCTCTGGCTATATAGTAGAAGATGAATATGCTAATCACATGAGTAAAGATCATAATGATCAATTAGCAGTATTTCTATACCATAAAATTATAAAAAATGCCTAAAGCTATATCCTGCATTCCTCATAAACAACGCGTAGAAACTCATCGAGTTGAGTATTTAAAAGCTATTAATGATGCTATAGATCATCCGTGGCAATCTGAAGATGGAAGAGAACCTTCTCCTACTCATATAGCACTCGAAACTGAAATCAAACAACATGTAAATCTTCCATACTGGCAGTTTACAAACTGCTGCACTGACGCACTACAAATTGCTTTTCATGCTTTTTGTAAACGCGGAGACACAGTTATAGTTCCTGCCTATGGATGGAAAGCTATTACAAATGCTCCACAGTTAATGGGAATGCGTGTTATATATTGTGATATTGATGAGACTGGCAATCTAGATATTAATCAAGCTGTAGATTTAATTAAAGCTCATCAACCTTCAGCTATCTTAGTAGTTCATAATTTTGGAATGTTAGTAGATGTTTCTCAGCTTACAGATACATGTGCAAAGTATAATGTGGCTATAATTGAAGATGCAGCTCCCTCTTTTACAATGGGTGAGCCTTATGAGTACAAACTTGGTAGTTATTCTGATGCTGTCTGTTTTTCTTTTGATTTTACTAAGTCACCAGGATGTTTAGGTGCTGGAGGTGCGATAGCAACAGCAGATCCCTTAAACTTTACACGTTTTAAAACAATTTGCTCTCATACAACTTCTGAGTGGGGAGTAGGTACAAAGTCTTATTTAGATACAACTTCAGCTGCGGTTCTGTTAAAAGAAATAGAACTTATTAAGCAAAACAACTATAGAACGCATAAAGTCGAAGTTGCTACTTACTATCTTAACAAACTTCCCTATAAAACTCTAAGCGGAAAAAATTATATCTTTCATCGATTTATAATTTTACCTGAATTAAATGAAAAAAAAGCACTATTAAAAGCGCTTAAATCTGAAAGAATTTTGGCAAAATCTGTCTATCAAGCTAACACAACAAGTTGTTCTAAAGCATTGGAGTTTGCAGAAAAAGCAATAGAGTTACCATGTCATCAGTTTATTGATATAAATGATCTAAATTCGAGAATTGAAAAAATTTTATGATTAACTGTTACATGATTGACATACACATATCAAATGCTTGTAATTTAATGTGTGATGGATGCAATCATTGGTCTAATTATGGTTTTGATGAAATATTCTCAGCTAAAACACTGCATGACTGGGCTGAACCTTGGTCAAAAATACTAAACCCTGAACGAATAAATCTTTTAGGTGGTGAGCCTTTTTTAAATAAGCAGTGCAAAGATATAATTTATACATATAGAGACTTATTTCCTAAGTCTAATTTGAAACTTTTTACAAATGGATTTATTCTATCTAAACAAGACTGGTTAGTAGATACTCTTAAGAATACTAAGTGTACTCTTGTTATCTCTATGCACTCTAATGAAAAAAGATACTTGAAAAAATTTAGAAAAGAGTTATCATGGTTAAACAACTTTGGAAATTTGACTCTTAAAAAGAAAACTTGGTTTAGAACTCTGTTTGATCTAAACGGGATTGAAATAGAGATAAGAGACAATAGTAACCACTGGTATAGAACGTATACAGGTAATGGTTATACAGCAAAGCCTTATGCAGACAAAGATCCTAGACAGAGCTGGGAAAATTGTGTATCTAAGTATAGTGTACAGCTTTACAATAAAAAACTGTACAAATGTGGTACTATAGCTTATTTAAATGATTTTTTAAATAAGTATGATTTGTTAGAAGATAAAGATTGGAGACCTTATAGTAAATATAAAGGATTATCTCCTGAGTCAAAACTAGAAGATATTAAGAAGTTTTTTAAAACCGAAGAAGAGTGGATTTGTAATATGTGCCCATCAAATCCACAAAATGTAAAGTCTAAAGATGTTTTTGTTAGACAAAATTATTAGCACGAAATTAAGCAGATAGAAAGATATATTTTACATGCAATACTCTTTAAGATTTCAAGATTATTACTTACATGAAAAATAATACCCAAATGAAAATATATGTAAAGAACAATGATGTAGGTAAAGCGCTACGAATTTTAAAAAAGAAACTAAACAATGAGGGAGTGTTTAAAGAAGTTCGTGATAGGCAGAGCTTCACTCCCCCAGGTGAGAAACGTAGACTATCTGAAAAAGCTGGTCGTAAACGCTGGCTAAAAAAACGTGTTCAGCTAGAACAGCAATTTGTTCGTGACGAACTTAATCAATTTAGAAAAAATAAAAACAAGAATAAGAATCGTAATAATGTTCAGCGACCTAACCAAAATACAAATCAATCACGAAACAAAACACGTACATCTGGCAATCAGAATAACAGATCACCACGTTCATAATCTTTGTTTTTCTCTTGAAGCTTTTATAACAGCTATCAAACAAGGTAACGTTTCATACCATAATTGGAATATACAAACACTTCAAAACAAAATAAAAATATTTTCAAACGACTATGTAACACACTATAGATTTTCAATAGAAGAATGGAAAGCTGTAAAAAGACAATTTGCAACAGCTTTAAACTTGCTTAAATCTCAATAATATTTTACTATAATTAAAATTATGGAGGTTTTATTGAAAGTTTACAAAGGAACATTTAAGAAAAAATCAGGTGAATCAAGAGATATGACGTTTGCTCGATTAGCAGATTTACCACAAAAGTTTTTAACAGAGCATGTACAAGGTGCAGGATCTGAACAAAGTTATCCTGATGGCATGGAACTCGTTTGGGATTTAGAAGCTGACAACTTTAGAGTATTTAATTGGAAATCAGCAGAAAATACCCCAAAGGAGTATGATATTGACGAAAGTCTCTTTACATAAAGAGTATGTATTAGTCGAAACTGAAGTAATTGATTTTAACACACTTAAAAAAGAAATAGTAATGAATAGATATTTTGTTGTGGAAATACACGATACTGAATCAGATAAAATTGGAGTTTTAACTCATGAGGTTGAGGGAGAAAGTCAACTGTCTAAGTTTGATTCATTTTCTCAAGCAAATGTACAAGCAGCATTACTAAAAGAAAATCTTACAGAAAATCTGTATACGAAAATTGTTTCTCATGAAGTACAAGATGATTAAATACGGAAAAAAGAATAAACATGTTATTTATAACTCTAAAGGATATGTAGTATTTATAGGCTCACACAGACAAACTATTCAATATTATTTAGACAAAAATAAAAAGGAGTAGTTATGAGAAAATTTATAGCAGAAAGTTGGAATGCTGTGATGGACGATAAAAGAAATCCATTGAGTAATATACAAGATTTACAAACACGACATGTAGTAATGCAACTATTAGCATGGATGTGGTGTATTATCTTTTCAATGTATCTTGGATCTATGTGGGTCTTTGGTATTACTGCAATTGCTCATGCGATAGTAGTTGCAGGAATTATCCTTACAGTTGGGACATTTGAAACTGCTAAACGAAATCCTCAATATTTCGGCGGATTAGGTCGGGGTGTTGGAGGAGAGCATGAGTAAGATTATCTGTTTTTTATTAACAGTAACAATTATAGCACCAATAATACTTTTTGAGTATTGCAGAGGTGATTACAGGGCTTCGTCTGAGAAGCGATAAAATAAACGGACTGGACTCGGGGGCAGTACCCGACGCCTCCACCATAAACACACTGGAGTATATTATGAAAAGATTTTTTGATGTTTTAGATAACATTGTAGGATTATTGGTAATTCTAACTTTATTTGGATATATTACTTTTTTGGCTAGTGTGTTTATGATGGGGGCGAAATAGGATCGACAGACGTAATAAAAATCAATTCGAGAAGCAGGTGCGCAAGCGACCTTAACCGCAAGATTTTAATAACTGCAAATGATAACTTTGCACCTGAGATGCGCTTAGCTGCGTAATCTCTGGGCTGGCCACTTGCCTAGAAACAGAAAATGTGGCATTAACCTATAGAGGATTTAATGAAATTCAAATTTAACACAACATCAAAGTTGGTTATTGGTCCTGGTGAGATAAAAGAGTTATCTAATTTATTAGAGCTACTTAATATAAAAAACCCTTTGATTGTAACTGGACCAAACATATCTAAGACTGATATTGTCAAAAAAGCTAAGACATACTCAAACACTTCCTTAATATTTAATAATATACAACCAGACCCAACTATTACTAGTGTTGAAGAAGGTACTTTATTCGCTATCGATAATAATGTTGATGGAATTATTGGTGTGGGTGGAGGATCTCCGTTAGACGTAGCAAAACTAATCGCTGTGCTCGCAAAACAAAATCAAACTTTAGAGTCTATGTGGGGAGTAGAAAATGTTAGATCTAATAGACTTCCCTTAGTTTTAATTCCTACTACTTCAGGATCTGGTTCAGAAGTAACTCCGATATCTATAATAACCACTGGAAAAACACAAAAAATGGGAGTAGTGTCAAGTATAATAATTCCTGACGCAGCCATTCTTGATCCAGCTCTAACATTATCGTGCCCAAAGGAATTAACTACGTATAGTGCTATAGATGCAATAGTTCATGCAATAGAAGGTTATACGTCTAGAAGTGTTAATAATAATCCGTACTCAAAAAATATTGCGTTAGAGGCTTTGCGTTACATAGGAAAATCTATAGAAAATGTTATACTTTATCCAGAAGATATAGAAGCTAGAGGGAATGTTCAATACGGATCAATGTTAGCAGGAAGAGCTTTCGCCAACTCTCCTGTAGCAGGAATACACGCATTAGCATATCCTCTTGGAGGTCATTTTGGCATACCTCATGGTTTAGCAAATACTATCATACTACCTGCGATGTTAAAATTTAACTCAGATCCTAAAAGGTCTCCTGATTGTTTTAAAGATTATAAAATTTTAGCAGATGCTTTATGTCCTCACATGACTTCACAAGGTAACGGGAGAGAAACCCTCATATTTGTACTGCAAAATTTAGCTAAGTTAGGAAACTTAAAAATAAAGTTGTCCGACCATGGAATCGATGAAAAAGATATAGATATGTTAGCAGATGACGCAATGAAACAAACTCGTCTTTTAGTAAACAACCCAAAAGAAATAACTAGAGAAGACGCATATAATATTTATAAAGAGGTATTTTAATGTCTACATACATATTAGGTAATGGTGGTTATGCTCAAGAGTGCTTTGAACAATTTGTATTAGGAGAAGTTATCAATGACTTTGGAGGATTCATAATACTAAAAGATGATAAGGCTCAACTAATAGATGAAGAAGGAATTAATAACTTTAACTACCCCGCAGACGCTAAGTTTTTGATCGGTACTGGTCATAGAAAATGGAGAAAAACTTTTATTAAACATTTTTCTAAATATTATGATATTACTGTAACCCATTTTCCTAATTGGGTCGCAAAAAATGCTCATTTATCCCTCACTAGTTCTATTGGTGTTGGTAATGTTTTTAATTGTTTTGCAATGACCAATGCAAATGCACGTATAGGTGATTTTAACTTAATTAATTGTTATGCATCAATTCATCATGATGTGTGGATGGGTAGTTATAATATTTTTACTACGTATGCGACAGTATTAGGATACTGCGAAGTGGGTGATGACAATTGGCTTGGAAACGCAACTACAATCACAAGTAAAACAGAAATAGGTAATGATAATACGTTAAGCTCTGGAGAGCACCTTTTTGAAGACATGGGAGATAGACAATTTTTCAGAAATGGTATCATCACTAATAAACCTCCAAAGAAAGATTATTAATGATAATTTTATTTAGAAGTTGTTAAGCAAATTTAAAAGCTGGTTCTTTGGGAGATGAAAATACTCTCTCAACTGGAGAAACACTATTTGAAGATATGTATAATCGTCAATTTTTTCAATCAGGTATTATAACGGATAAAGATCAATGACAGATATGATAGATGTTAATTTTAATCGCAACTGCTCAGAACGATTAAAGTCAAAGTATATAGAAACTAATACAAATACAAACACAGATATGCATTTACACATTCCTATTTTAGCTATGATATCTTCAAGAATAACGTCAGTTTTAGAGCTTGGAGTAAGAGATATTCAATCAACATGGGGATTTTTAGCAGGGCTTTCTCAAGAATCTTTCGGATACTACATAGTAAAAAATCCACATAAGTTAGAATTCATATCTCAACGTAAGCTCGTATCTGTAGATCTATTTAATCCTGCAGACCAAGGAGCAGATATAAATGAAGTTTATGAGATAGCAAAAGAGAATGATGTTAATTTTGAATTTATACAAGGTAATACTCTTGATATTGAATTAGAAGAAAATTTTGACTGTGTATTTTTTGACACAGATCACACATATGAACAGTTAAGCGCAGAACTTGAAAAGTATGGACCAAAGACTAATACGTGGATGATATTTCACGATACAGCTCGATTTGGAAAAGTATTGATCCCTGCAATTAATGAGTTTCTTGAAGAGCATAAGGAATGGATTATTGTGCCTAACATGAGTACAAATAAATGTAATGGACTAACAGTATTAGCTAAAACTACTGCAGAAGCCTGGGAAGCGACAAACGGGCAACCTTATAAAAACTTGTGCGGGTTTCCGTTATGATTATACTATTTAGAAGTTGTGAAGCTAATCTATCGCCTGGGTCGATGGGAGAAGGCACTGAAAATAAGCCACGCTGGAACGGAAAATATAAACTTGAAATACTTCGTAAATGTTATCTTTCTTTACAGCATAGCTTAGATGATCGAGATAAGATAATTATTGTTAATGACAGAACTACTCACGCTACTCTTGAGTGGATGAAGGCTAACACTAAAGCACAGTTTCAGGTAAAAAATATTACTCCATTAGACGTACTTAGACAAACACATCCTTATCCTACATATCATCCTGTCACTCCTAATTCTTGTACAGATTTAATGGATTTTTTAGTAGCAGTTGCGCAAGAGAATCCTGACGAGTTAATTTATGTTTGTGAAGATGATTATTTACACATTTCATCAGCTATTCCAGCTATGAAATCGTTGTTTATTGACTCTAAATACTCAGGATTTTATGCTCCATACGACTACCCTGATAGGTACACAATAGACTCAAACAAAGAAGCTACAATACTGCTACATAAGTATGGTCATTTAAGAACTATTCCAAGTGCTACTCTCACTATAGCTGCGCTAGGTAAAACGTGGTTACAATTTAAATATGAATTACTAAGAGCGGGAGTATTTGCAGATGATAGCTGGACGTGGAAAGCTTTTAAACAAGTTGGAGCACTTTGCCCGTTACCAGGTCATGCTACTCACTTACAAGATGGGTGCATAACTCCAATGATTAATTGGGGTGTAGTTTATGATAAGATAAATTGTTAAAAAATAATCTATATAAGTATTGATCATGACAGATTTAATAGCACAAAACGTACCATTTCCTAGACCATATAATATGGGTATTAATATCCCTACGATAAATGATGTAGGAAGAAACATGCTATATAACAGCATGTTAAAAAAGTCAGTAAAAAATAAAGTATGCGCAGAGGTAGGTTTCGGATCTGGAATACTTACTCTTATGAGTTTAAAAAACGGAGCTAAGAAAGTTTACGCCTTTGAGCCAGATAAAGCCACCTTTGAATTAGGAAAAGAAATACTAACTAATCTAGGCTTATCCTCAAAAATAGTATTTATCAATGACTATTTTCATATATCTAACGAATTTGAAATTATTGTTCATGAATTAATGAATAAGAACATTTGGGGAGAAGGTTTATACAACATATATAAACAGTGTTTTGGTAAATGTAAAATTATTCCTAATAAACTAACAATCGAACTAGTAGCATCAAATAAAAAACCAGAAAAACTTTGTCCTGATGCTAGTTTTAAAATAGACACAGGAATTGATTATTTAAAAGAATTTTCTAGCACCTTTGAAAGAGCATTATACTCAAAAAAATTTACTTCCTATAATAATTGGTTTTTAG